AGCCCATGGTTGGTTACAAGGGCCAGCGTATCATACGCTCGAGCGAAACAAAGTTTTGTTCCGCCCAGCTCCTGTCCCTACGGAATTGATTCTTCAATCCGAAAATGGTGACAAGGTGAGGGGGTTGTCGAAACCGCCGTCATTCGTGACGTTGTTTCTACAACCTTTCGCACATTTCCTTGCCGGACTGGCTAAGGTAGTGCCCTCGCTTAAGTCTGCTTTTACCCGCTCTTATAAAGGGTGGGATTTGGCTGTCGGGCTCTCACGTAGAACCGACAATTACATTGAACCCAAATCTGGGTTCTCTGCGATAGACTTGACCGGCTCAACGAACGGAATCGATTGGGATTTTGTTCGAGAACTGGTCAATCCGCTAATTAGCAGGTTTTCTGCTAATGCGTATGAGCTTGCATATTTACAGCAAGCCCTTGCGTTACTTATTTCTCCACGTAAAATGGAGGTGCGCAGGAAGCCCACGGATACCGCACACCGGATCATTCTGACCGAGTGTGGGGTGCACATGGGCGATCCTGGTGCAAAAGAAATTCTTTGCATCATGAACGCGGCCATCGAACTGATGGTGTACAGAGATGTACCAAGGTTACCGCCAACCTTGATTGCAGGTGACGATATCGGCGCAGTACGTACTCGCCGTCGGCATCGCGCAATAATCGCGAAACATCGAAGTTATGGAAATGCCATTAACTCCGACAAAGCACAGTTTTCCTATTACTTTGTATGGTTCTGTGAAGAGATCCTTCGTTATCGCGAAGGTACGATCAATTCTGGGTCTCCGCCATGGCAGCTGAAGACCGACAAAATCCATTTGGATGTTGTCAAGATGAGATTACTCTCGCCCTTTGCTAGCACCGGCGATTTCGATATTAAGCGAAATCCCGCGTTCGGCAAGGGGAATGCCCTTTATGAACAACTTTTGAACATAAGGGAAGGAGAAAGGAAAAGGAGTGAATTCCTCCTTCATACATTCAATAACTGGATGTCTTCTTTTCTCCGCGATGACCCATGGGTTTACTTGCCTCGGTCAGTCGGGGGGTGCAATGTCCCTTGGCCCCACTCGTGGCAAGAACTCTATGAGCGCATAGT